ATACCATCAGGATAAGTCTTGCCAATCTTAAACAACCAAGGGGTTTCGGTATTTCTGATAACGTAGACCCAACCTTGTGGAACTACCTCACCCTCAACGTGTACCGTTTCTCGTTTGGTCATTGGCTTTGACTGTCCATACTCAGACTTAAACCGTGGCGTAATGTCCACTACCTTGTCATTGATTTTCCACTCAACATTTTCAGCCTTTGCTCTAATCTTGGCCCTATCTTCTTTTGATAGATTGTAGTATTCTTTTTGACCACCGGCTAATCCGTACCATATTTTTCTTTTGGGATTGTTTCTAATGTGTTGTTCGTGATTGTGTACTTGTTTACATTTCAGGCACTTGTCTTGAAGCCCATCGCTTTGATTAGAGTGCTTGCCAAACTCGCTGACAGGAACCATGTGATCAGGATAATCCTCACCACAAGCCCAATACCCTTTATAGCCACTACATCTTTTTACGTTCATTTATCCACCCCATAATACATTCGTCTAGTTCCTCTTTAGTTTTAAAGTGTCTGTTATCTACATGAAGGTAGGTTCGTTTGTTATCACTAACAAGGAAAGTCCAACCCTTGTCGCTCCTGCTTCTCTCCACCCTGATATCATTTATCCTACCCAAGTTAAACGCTGATCCTTTGCCCCACTCAATGGACATCTGGGCCTCTCAGTTCTGAAGAAAACCCCACAACATTCCCGCCTGTATCCTGCCTCAACATTCGTTTGAATGATCGCCACATAAACTCATGCGACTGATACTCAGATTGGTTAGCGCACCCCTCAAGCAACTGCTCCATCTCATCCTTGTCAAACAATTCATGCTCCATCCCATCCGTCATTAACTCTAGTGCCGAATCGAAATGGAACACGATCATTGCCGGTATACTCATCTTAGTTCTTTCATCCTTCTGTGTAATGTAAGCGCCGCTAGAAAGGCTTGAAAGTTTTCTTCGATTGCTGTTGATCTGACTGCTTCAAATCTTCCTGTCGCTTTGTCACATCTGAGAATGTAGGTAGCATCCACTGGAATTCCATGAATGTCTTCCACCGCCTTCGCATACGCCGCAACCTGTAGATGGTACTCAGGATAAACCGCTTTACTAGTCTTCCAATCAATAACACAATACTCTCCATTAATAATAGCCCTAGCATCAACTGTTCCCGCATATCTATACTTCCTGTTAAATAGTTTTTCTTCAGAGGATTTCCACTCAACTACATTCTGGCTTACCCAATCTTTGAAAGCGCCTATAGAATTGACGGCCTCTTCTTGCTTGGGCATCTTGGGTATATCACCACCCTCAAGTTTCCAGTTAATCGCGGCCTCTACCCATTCATGAGTGATGTTACCTATGTTAATAGCATCGTGTGATTTGCTACGGTAGGCAGACTTCATCCCTTTGATAAGAGGATCAATAGCCATACGCGATTTGTAAACCTTGGTTTTCTTGGATGAAGCGTCCTCGTCAAAGAAGAAGTTCTTTTCCAACCAGTTAGCCCCCACCTTCAAAGCCCAAGGTACAAGAGCGGGTTTAGAAATAATATCCAGTACCTTTGTGGCGCTTGGAATTATCTCATCCCCCACCTTGTATGAGTGGAGTTTACTGTCGAATAACATCTCGACAGTATCCCCATCGTGGTAGTTAATTTTCAAAACGGAACTTCAGAGGATACGCTGTTAGACGCACTTGAACCCGCACCATTATACGGCTCTTCAATACGGCCAGAGTATTTCAGTTTACCTGAATCCTTTGCCCATACCGATACACGCATCTTCTCACCATTGATAAGTGCGTAGCCGGTCAAGTCAGGGCGATTCTCATTGCCCTCCTTGTCATTTTCAAACAGCGATAGATCGCCGTCTTTTGGTACATAGTCGCTCATATATATCTCCTATAAGATTTTGTGTTCCAATCGTCTGTTTGCTTGCTCAGTGCGCCAGACTTCAATATGAAGTTCTGCCACCTTGAGTTCCCAACGTAGACGCTCTTCGTTTTCTATGGAAACCGCGATACCTTCTATTGTTTTGGTAACTTCCGGTTGCATAGATACCCAGTTCTCCTTGTCTGCTACAGTTTTGCCTACGGCTCTACTGTACAACAAGGAGCGTTGAGTCTTTTTGTACTCCGTTAATTGGTACGTTTCGGCCTTGGCCTTTGCGTACTTCGGAGCAGTATGTTCTATCTGTGTGAGGTATTCCTCAACTTCACCCTTAATATTCATAACTCTATTATACCTGAATTAAATGCAATGTCAAGCGTTCTTAAAATATATTCTCTTTGCCAACTTATAAGGGCGGCATCACCTGAGTGCATCTGACTGTGGCATTTATGACAAAGCGGCATAGTCAACCAGTCACTAGCCTTCAATCCCATCCCCCCTGACAAATGACCACCATCGCCCTTCCGGTGGTGAGCCACAACTGTACCATCCCTTATTTCACAAGCGGCACATGGCAGTGTGGCTACCCACTCAAGGTAAGGCTTGCTCTTTATTCGCTTACGTTTTTGAAGACTCATTGATCTCTTCTATTAATATGTTTGCGTACTCTATGATCTTGCACAAGTCGGACATTGGTTCGCCTTTCTTGTCCCATCTACTAGCGTATTTTACTATATTACCAGAGCAGAAGTCAAGTTTATTGACCATAATATATTCAATAGGTTCTATCTTCATCTTGTAGTGTGTTGGTTTCATATCTCACAAGCCCCAGCAGTGCAAGCCACCTCTTGACTAGCAGTTGTTGTGTCAACCTCTTCTACTATGGAACTCCAGTTAATAGAATCAGGCATACCCTTACTCATTTCATTGTACTGTTCCTTGGTTATATCTTCGTATGGTGCTTGCTCATATATATGACCCTCATCAGCAGATGGAAGGAATGAAATCCCATTTACTGTTTCCCAATTTTCCCATATCCAATAGCCGACAAAGGGCCACTGATCTTCTGGTATGTAACAGGTCATAGACGGCTTATGCTCACACCAATACTTACTCAAGGTCTTCCACATTTCCAACTGCTTGAACGGATCAATATCATGTCTGGTAACAGCGTTATCAGGAGCCTTCATAGGGAATGAGAAAACATAAGCGTCCTTGTTGTAATTGTCAACCTCATAAGGAACACCAGCGTCAATCATAACCTTGGCAAGAGGATCTTTAATGTCGTTCCTTACCCGTCTAATGTAGTAGTCACTGTGTCTAGGGTGGCATCCACTCGCACTGTTGACCAACTGGCTTACAGTTCCAGAAGGTTTAACGCAAGTGATAGCAGAGGCCGGGTTTATTTTTAACTTCTTAGCCCACTCTTTGTTAACTTTTATTGCGTGTTCTTTTAGGTTTGTAAACTCTAGGTTACTTATTTCAGAGCGATCCCATAGACCTGTTAAGGATACACCTAGCAACCTTTCTTCCTCACAATTGTTCTTCCATATCCTTCTCAAGAATCTAAAATTAGTTAACGCAGACTGTATAGTACCAAGTATTGTAGCGCCCTCTACCTTGCTAAGTAAGTCTTCAAAGGAGTCTTCTGGCCTTACTACAACTTCTGTAAGGTTACAGAATTGCGCTGACCTCAATACGATTTCACTACAAGGATTAGTACCAAAATCATGGTCAGTATCTCTACGCTCTGGAGCCATGTCCTTACAGGCTTGGCGATTAAAGATGCCGCGCTCACCCGATCTACTCTCATAGATAGCAAGCCACTCGCGCATAAACGCTCCGACATCAGGCTTCTCAGTATAGCAGATAGAATTGTTAGCCAAGGATCTTTGCGGGTTTTCAACAAACCAATTACCCATCTTGGCATGACGCATACGTTCATCACTGTGATTGGATAGGTTTATCATTGCAGTGCGCCTTACGCCTCCAACTACTACGCACTCTCCAATGTAACACATGATGTCATGCAACTCTATTGAGTTTAGTTTTCTGCCTGCGGCCCCTTTAAACACGTTGGCTATATTTAACATTGTTTTTTTCAATGGCTCTGGCCCACTAGCCCTGCCACCAAATGTTTTTAAAGGCGCACCCGCTGGGCGTACTTTAGACAGGTCTAACTTTGGAACCTTGCCACTGTATAGCAACCTAACGTACTCATCCAGAGCGGCAGACCAACCCAACTTAGAGTCTCTTACGACCACGACAGTTTCAGTATCGTGGAATTCTTCAGCGACTTCTGGAAGTTTGTTTATGTGCTGTCTCTCAACAGAGAATCCAAGGCCAGTCCCATTCATTTGAATGTACAGAGATTCACCAAAAACTCTCACATTGTCAACGGCTATGTAAGCGCAATTGTATCCACAGATATTATCCCTTTCCAATGCTGGGCCAGCGGTCATCAACGCCCTCATGCTGGGCATAATTTTTTTATCTTTTATCTGACCCCTTATCTCTGGTAGAGAAAGAGAAAACTTTTCTTCCATGTAATCACAGTATCTATCTACTGTTTCTTCCCAAGTCTCCCTGCGTTTCTTCTCAGGTAGATAACGTGCATACCGGCTAATTGCTATGTAATCTTCGTATACGCTCATGTCATATCCTTGTATCTATATTCTCCACATACTTTGTTTTCCCAATCCCAAGTCGGCCCAACCTTTGACATCGCGGCGTTTTCTTTTTCTCTTTCGTAATGCCAAGCCTTGTTTGAGAACTCCCTGTAGGTGGAGTAGTACACATCCCCCTCACACTCAGCAAACTCTTGAGCAAACTTTACAGCCTGTTCTGCCAAGTCACGCCTTGCTTGATCCAACTGCAACTGATCGTACTGCTTTTCCTTTTTGTTCTTAGAGCGAACTTTCATATTCTTTTCTCCATTTGTCAATGTCTTTGTTGTGAAGTTCTTCCATGTATTTATCATAACCCTCTGGCGTAGCCCACACTGCTGGCTTACGGTTTGCGTCAAAGGATTTTGGATAATAGAGATATCTGGCGATTCCCCACGCGACACAACAGCGTTTGAATGAATCTGATATTCCTCCTTTCTCACCTTCTATGCTAGTATCTCCCGCGCCATCAGACTTGCTTATCCATTGGCCTTTTATGTAACAGGAAATAGTACATACCATCCTATCCCCTAAATAATCGTATGACACTTGCCATCCGGCGGGGGTAAATGTTTTATCTAGCCTGTTTTGACAGGTTCGGGCAGTAACATAGACAAGCGCCTTGCCTTTTTTTCCGTAGCCTTCCCGCCAACAAAGTTCAGATTCATTGAACGGCCTTTTTAATGCAACTTCATAATATTCCATTATTTAATTTTCCTATAAAGTGTTCGGCATCTACGACTGCCAAAGGTTTTTGCCTATTGCGTTTAATGATTAGCAAGGGTTCGTAGCCCCCCGCGTTTGCTTCTGCCTGTTTCCAAGCCTCCCACAAATTTAATTTTTCCACGTTCTTGCACTCTATACTGTATGAGAAGATCGCTCTAGCCTTTGGGGAAAGCATAACATCCTCGCCCCCTGCCCCCATACTGCGTGAGTGTACATCATCTGGCTCTAGATTAAAGGTGCTAATTAACAGACATCTGACCCATTGCTGGAGTCTTCTGCCCTTGGACTTTGCGGATGATGTTTTCATTGATCCCCTCTGTAAGTGCAACTCTATCTAATTCACCTATTATACCACCCTTGGGTGGAGTTTGCAATATTGCTTTTGGTAATTGCCCATCATGGTAATAATTCATTGAGGCTAAATCAAGTTTAAGATCCAAGTCCATCTCAGCCCCATCAAAATGCCTTGCTTTACAAAGACTTAGGTATGCGTCAATCTCTGGGTCATCATGCACCCTGCCCAGAATGATTACATTGTCTGCCCTGTTAGTGATGTCAGCAGATCCCGCGACACTCCATTTGTCTAGCCTGTCTTTAACTGACTGCCCTTTCCTAGCGTGGGCCACAAGTATAACGTGTACCCCTAACTGTCTGGCTGTATTGGCAAGCCCCTGCACCACCTGTTTCTGACCGTTCCAATCATCGCTGTTTAGATTCATGGTCATCAGGGAATCCACTAGGAACACATCAATACCTAGTTTGTCGTAAGCGTACCGCATGACAGACAGCAGGACACGCGGATTGACTGTGCCGTGCTGGTCATAGAACCACAGTTTGTCATTGCTCCACTTGGTAAACTGCAATCCCGCCTCCATGTCTGGTTTGTTTTGCAGTGATGCCTGACGCCACATCCTAGCCAACTGCGCCTTGGGTGACATCTCAAGCGATACTGAGAGGCACTTATGACCCTGCTCCATAGCAGACAGCAGACATTGAGAGGCAAGCAGGGATTTCCCCGCGCCATTAATCCCCGCAAGAATGGTTAGTTCTTCACCGCGCAGTCTGAACTTATTGTCAAACTGGTTGAATGGAAGTTTGACCCCCTGCAATTGCTCTTCATTAAAGAAGAAGTCAAAGACTTCGCTGGTAAAATCATTAGACGGCCTGACCTTACGCTCTACTGATCCAACACTGTCGTACCGCTTTAATTCTTTTTCTGTGATTTCCATCTGCCGTATCTCCAGTTGCCACCGTGTCGGTAGTATTGATCGAATGATTTAAGGTGGGTGTTGTAAAACTTGCTCCAATCCATTCCCTTGATCCTGACTTTGTTTGTGCTTTCAACCCTAGCGGGTGACTTGCTGTTGTTATCAAGGAACTTTGGGGGCATTTTACCAGATAAATTCTGGACACGCAAGTATATTTTCCACGCCTCAATCATCATTTTATTCGTAGTTCTGCGGGAGCGGGATAGAATGTCTAGACATTTAACCGCGCTCTTCATCATTGTTTCAGACTCCACATCCCCTTGGTGGCGTACAGTAGCCACCATTCTTTTGGGGATGTTTCTGAGAATCCGTAATGCTCTCTTCTCAATCATACTGCCTGCGTTTGTCATCCTCCTCTGACATGACATAATCGTATTCTTGGAGCAGGAATCCCCCGTGCTTAACCAGTTTTTCTAAAGCCTCTGGGGTTATCCTGAACCCATCGCCATCCAGTTCAATTGTTAGTTCATTGTTGTCACTCATGTATGCCTTAACGTCACCGACGATGAGATTGTCAAAATACTTTTCCACCTCTTTATTAACTCTGTCGTTGACCGCCTCGTCAAATTCCTCTGTGTAGGAAGACAATCTTGAAAGGGCGTTAAAATCTCTTTGTACTGGGTCTAGCATTTTATTCTCCGTAGTTGTCCCATGTGAAATCCACCAGTTCTTCATACTCAATTTCATTATCAAGTAAATCCCAAACCTTTTCTATGGTAGATTCTTTGATGTATTTGTGCATCCCTTTGGTGGAATACTGAAGCATATCCCACTTGATGTCATCGTAATTTTCTTTAGTCAGCATTTTCTTTTTCCTCTAGTTGATCCATCGTTTGATTCATCAGTGCTAATACTGCCACCAATTCTCTCATACCCTCTTCCAGTTTGTCAACCCTTTTTTCAAGGTCAGACTTGAGGGTTGATTTTTTCCAAGCATAATTATAACCATCTAAATTAGCACCGCTCATTAGTCTAGCCTCGACTGTGCGTAGCACTTCACGCCGTTTGCTTCAAGATGCCTAGCGTAGGCGACAGCACCTTCCTCTTTCGATGAAATGTTTTGGGTGGCGTGGCCTGATGGATTCCAGATATCATACCCGCCATTCCATGCCGTGTTGTCCACAATACCCGCCTTTTTCAAATGTCTGGCGAATGATTGAGTAGCAGGTTTGATCTTTACCCATGCAAACCCGCAAGCATCCCATTCTCCATGCTCCTCTTGGTGTTCCTTAGTAGCCTTCTGTGCAAGGGCTAACGCTTCACTGTGAATTCTGACTGCTTCCGACTGTTTCATTTTATTCTCCTAAATCGTCAATGTTTTCCCAATCTTCTGGCAACATACCAGTGATCAGAAGTTCCCTTTCGTTGGGGTACAGGTAGCGGAAAGCATCCTGCACCAATCTCCCATTAGCCCAATCCCGAGCATCCTGAAGGGGATCACAGGTTAGACCACGCTCACCCTCAATTTCAAAGTCTACTGACATTCCGGTGATAATGTTACGACAGTGAAACTTCCAGCCGTTTTCGGTTTCAGTGATATTTTCAAGTGCTTTGTAAATCATTGTGTGTCCTTATAGGGAGTAAGTAACCGAATGATACAGGGTAGTTTCAATTCTGTCAACAAGTATTTTGAATTAATTTGCATCTTTTAACGAATTAGTCTATTTAACCTTTAGAATCAAAGACTTACCTTATAATCGTTATATAGACAAGTAGTTATATTTTTTTATTGACGGGCAGTTCACATTCTGATATACTGTCTGTCGAGTGGTGGACTCTTTAAATAATGTGGCTCTTTTCCTGCCACCATCTACCGACTAGGGAATAGGTTTGGGACGCGCTTTACTGACAACCCCGGCGCGATGACCGTATCCTGCAATCAAGACGTAAGCAGGGAGATGTACCAAATCAGGTTTAAGTGATGTAATACCCGCAAGGGATCACCGCCCTCACATATGGCGTGTACTATATGTCCCTGATAGAATCCCAGCCTTAAGGTTATATCCTATCACATAGGGGGTTGTCCTGTAGTGCGTCTAAATTATAACTGTTGCATAAATACAACAATGAGTAGCGATAAAACAACACGGGCCAAGCGTCGAAACCTAGTCCAGAAACATTCTTATGATAATTATAAAGGGTATAGGCATAAACCAAAGACTGCCTATCAGCGCGATTCTAAGGCCGTCAGGCGTGAGATAGACCTAACCCTAGTGGATGATACTAAGGGGCCATAATCAGGCCGTACAGGGCGAATGAGGGCCTTGGAGGGCGTGTTATAGCGTTATCGTGGACGCATAAAAAAACCCGCCCATTACAGGCGGGTCAACGATAAGATTAGTTTATGGTTTAGTTACTTTTCTATCATATTATTTATTTTCTCTTGGCTAATTTCCTGCACTGTGTCGGAATCAATATCCCACTCGTTGCGGAAATACTTTTTGATGTGTCGCGTTGTTGTTTTGCTGTACCACTGCGCGGTCTTGAAAGGCCCGTCAATGCCGTCACAACGTCCCGCGACTGGCGTAGAGTAAGAGAACAGCAGAGAGGCTGAATCGGTTTGCAGTTCAGTCATGTTAGAGGCTAGGGGTGTTAGTTTCATTTTTAAATCCTTGCTCCCCCGTAGGGGAGCGTCTGGTGGGTTAGATTCCGTCTAGATATGAGTTTTGAGTATTAGCCCATTTTTTCGCATCGGCCAGTTTTGAAAAATATTTAGATTCTTCAAGTGTACCGTACAAATACTCTCTTAATTCCCATTTTTTCTCAATAAATGGTGTTAAAGAATCTTTTGAGATAATGAATTCCAATTCAAAATCTTTATTTTCGGCGTAATGATTTAATCCGCCAGTCGTTTTATAAGTACTGAATTTAAGCATTTTATTCCCCGGTTAAATCTTCAATAGATTCTAGCGCATCGTCGCCGAATAGTCCACCAGAATGTGCGCGGTATTCTGCAACGGTCTTTTGTGGCTTAAGGCGTGTTACTGTTAAGCCGTTTTCGTCAATGTAGATATAGTCGATTTGCATTTTGCTTTCCTTTGTTGTGGTTGCACCCGAAAGCCCCACATAAGCGGGGCTATCAGGTTGATTGTGAGGGGTATTTAAGGCATTAAACCATCTTCACAAAGTTCATCCAGAAATTCTAACTCTTTTTTCTCCCTTTTTTTAGAGTCTTTAACATCTAATAGCAGGCGCTGTATATCCCTTATACACCATCCGGATAATCTAGCGATCTCATTCAAGTCAGTATCAATGTGTCTATCGTGATATTCGGTTACTTCATACCACTGCCAAAGGCCATTCGCTTTTGATGATGGCAAAATCATATCAGAATCTGGGAAGTTCTCCATTATTACAGTCCTATGTTGATTGAGTAGTAGCCTAACCTTACCACATAAATGGGCATTGTGCGAATAGTGTTTTTATAGGGTTATAAAGGGAGTTTATGACATTCCATCCCCTCACCCACACACTCCCCCAGACCATCGCCGGATAATTCCACACTGCTATTATTGTATATCTTCGCATGGTAGTAACGCCAAGGCAAAGCCACAAGAATAATAACCATACCATTTGAAAGGTTACTATGGCAAACCACAAGGCCAACGCTGGTTATAAATAGATTTAATAATTCGCATAGACTCAGTTTATGACCCCCCCACCACCCCCTTTTTTTCTTGCTGTTATATATTATATTGTACACACTCACCATCAGGACATTTTACCCTTTATAAGCATTTCCTAATATGGCTAATTCTCTACTAAAACAACTACAGCAATATCACGGAGAGGGAGTATCGCCTGATACTGGACTTCCTACTGGTGCATCAGAATTGGAGAGGATGGCTGAAGAGCGTAAGCGTAAAGAGATAGAGGCATATGAAAATAGGGCTAAAGAAATATACGGCCCAGAATACCATGAGGGTATGGATATTAGAACCTCGCCAGAGACTATGTTTCTTTTGGGTGGGAGTAGGCCAGATAGCGGTATGTTAGCCCCTGTTGACGTTGTTGCGCCAACTATAGGAGTTTTAAAAGGTGCGGCCAAACCTGTTGCAAAAGCAGTGTATGATACGTTAGGCCCAGAGCCGGGTAAAATAGCGGGTGGAGCGCCAAACTACCTAAAAGGCTTTTATTCTGATCCAAGCGGAAAACTGGCATCTGTCGCTGTTGGAGGCGCTAAGACAGTAGCAAACGCCCTAAAGCAGTACATTAGCCCACAAGCAAGTGCAAATTTTAATGTGGCGGGTTTGACAACAGGCGCTCAAAAAATTGTTGCAGATTCTATGGATGAGATGAAACAGTTAGAGAATCTGTATAAATCTAGCGGTGGCAAACTATCTGATGTAGACATGGACAGGTATGGCGAGTTAGGGAAGATTGTATCTGGTCAGATTGGATATAATCTACTTATAGGGAAACAGGGTGGTGCAAATATTCCCCTGATTGATAAGTGGAAAAATGCCGTATATCACAAGATAGAGAATTTCACCCCAGATCAGTTTAAGTCGATCAGGGAGAAAGGGACTGAGATAGGTCAGCAAGCCTCAGATAAAACTATGGAAGAGGCTTACGACATCATTGCTAATACTTGGAAGAGTCAGTTCAAGAAAAGCCCTCTAGATGAAAAAACCCTAATGGCTGTAAAGAAAAATCGGGGGCCAAAATCTACAGGCGTACACGACCTTGACGTTATAACCTCAGACCAAGGAAAACTTTTAGACGCCGCCCTGACCGCTAATGATGGAGATTTCTCATCTGTAGCCGCATTGGAAAGTGCTTTAAAATCCGCTGCTAAAACAGCAGATGGCCCCGCATATAGGGTTGTAAAGACAACAGATGACGGAGTATGGTTACAAGTATCTGGTTATCGTGGTTCAGGATTTGTAGAGGGTGGTACAAACGCCATCATTAAAGTAAACCCTGACAGGAAATACACCATATTTACAAGCGATGAGCATGACATGATGGGTATTGTTCCCCCCGGTTATGACAGGCTTGTTACGGTTCTCCCACCTTGGGGAGTAGACAAGTTTGCCAAAGTAAGAAAGAAGGGTGTTAAACACCCCAGAAGTAAGATTCAAGAGGCTAAAGAATATTTGAAGAGGGTTAAAACTGAACCTAAACCCAAGTCAGCAAGAAGCGCAACTCTTAAGCCTAGAGAGTCTTTGCCTGCTAAACTAACAACCGCTCAGAGAAATGTAGCAGAGGAAATGGCGGGGTATAAAGCCCCTATGGGATTAAGGGAATATGGTAGGTTTGCCGCAAGGAGAGCCGCCCCAATAGGAGCAGGAGGCTTGTTGTACTACGATGAGGACTGAGAAACAAGAGATATTCATTGAGCAATACTGTCTGCATGGGAGTGCCGCTAAAGCCGCGCAGATTGCAGGGTATTCCCATCCGAAGCAAAGAGGGTATGAGTTAAAGAATCAGTTCGCCAGAGAGATTGAGGATCGCACCCGCAAGATGATTCAGGACTGCGTACCCGGTGCATTGATGGTTCTCAAAAACCTCTCAGAAGGCGCTGAGAGCGAGTCTGTGCGACTTGGCGCTGTGAAGGATATACTGGACAGGGCTGGTCTTAAACCCACTGAGAAGATCAAACAGGAAGTGTCACACGTTGAAGAAAAATCCACAGAAGAGTTGCAGAGGGAACTAGAGGCTTTACTTGGAACAAAACATTGAAGCGGCTATCCAGATAGCAAAAGAGTTAAGGAAGCGCGAAAGATACAACAAGATCGACTTCTACGATCCGTATCCATACCAACAGGAATTCCACGAAACCGGGGTAGGTAATAACCAACGCTTATTGATGGCGGCTAACCGTATAGGAAAGTCTTATTGTGGGGCCGCAGAGATGGCCTACCACCTTACAGGACTATATCCTAAATGGTGGAGGGGTAGGAGATTTAACAGACCCATCACAGCATGGGCCGGTGGTGTATCAAACGAAACCACCAGAGATATTGTACAAGCAGAGTTATTGGGTTCTCCCGATGATCCAGAAGCCTTTGGCTCCGGCGCTGTTCCTAGAGAATGTATTATAAAAACTGAACGCAAGCCCGGTGTTCCAAACGCCAAGTCCGTAGCCCTCATACGGCATACTTCAGGTGAGAACTCTTCTTTACACTTTAAAGCCTATGAAATGGGCGTAGACAAGTGGCAGGGTAGATCGGTAGATGTGGTATGGTTGGATGAAGAACCCTCCAGAGAACTGTACTCACAGAGCGTAACGCGAACCCTAGACAGGAGAGGAATGGTCTATATGACATTTACCCCTGAATCCGGCATGACTGAAACAGTTGCCGCTTTTATGAACCACATAAAAAAAGGTCAAAGCCTAACCAACGCCACATGGGATCATGCCTCAGAACACATAAAGTCCATGAATGGGAAGAAGGGGCATCTTTCTGAAGAGGCAATGGAACAGATTCTCTCTGCTTACTCCCCCCATGAAAGGGAGATGCGTAGGTTTGGCAGACCTTCTATAGGCTCTGGCTTAATCTTTCCATTGAACGAAGAAGATTTAATGATTGATCCAATAGAAATACAGGATCATTGGCCGCGCATAGCCGCCATAGACTTTGGTTGGGATCATCCCACGGCTGTTGTCTGGTGTGCAATAGATAATGAAAGTGATACTTTCTACATATATGATTGCTATAGAGCATCCAAGGCAAGCCCCACGGTACACTCCGAGGTAATAAGGCAACGCCCTTATTTTATTCCGATAGCCTACCCGCATGACGGAAATCGCAGGGATAGCATGGGAAACCCCGGTCTTGCTGAACAGTATAGGGGTTTAGGGTGTAATTTCTTAATGCAACACTTTTCAAATCCTCCGGGTTTGGGGGAAAAGAAAGGTTCTAACTCAGTAGAGGAAGGGCTTATGGCTATGCTACAAAGTATGGAAAATGGAAACTTTAAAGTATTTTCTACACTTTCAGATTGGTTTGAAGAATTTAGAATGTACCACAGAAAGGAAGGTAAGGTAGTAGCCCTCCGTGATGACTTGATGAGCGCAACACGGTATGCCTTTCAATCACAACGCTATGCTGTAGCAGGGTCTGACCCGCAATGGACTAGCGAAATAACTTATAGGAATTACGGAATTGTCTGATAAAGAACGAGAACTGATATCACGAATCCAAGGAGAGATTACAGACTCTCTTGGATATGATGGAGAGATATCGGAACAGCGGGAAAAGGCTCAGGAATACTACTATGCGTTGCCGTTTGGTAACGAGGTAGAGGGCCGCAGTCAATACGTTGATTCCACTGTTCAGGATACAATTGAATGGATTAAACCGTCTTTAATGCGAGTGTTCGCCTCTGGTGA